TTGCCGCTAGCCATATCGCACCAATCTGACAATTCATAATCGGCAGAGGTCAGCGCATCAATGGCAGTCTGCATGTCTGGAAATAACAAATAGATCGTACTCATGTCGTCAGCCCGTTGATTTGTGCTTGGGTAAATGCCTGCGGTATTAGTTGTGCGCGGAATAGGTAGCCGTTGTACTGTATCGACCCGTTATATACAGCTCCGATATGTAAAAACAAAAGTCCTGCCGGCATTGTTGCAGAAGTGTCTGGCGTGCCAGCTGTACCGGACAGTGACGACAAAACATTGTTTTGCCGCACGCTTGCTGACATTTTTTTGCGTGTCAAACCCAGTGATCCGAACGACGTGTTGGCCTGAGATACGCTTGCAGTTGATACTGATATAGTTGCTGTTGTGCCTCCTGATGCGAACAAAAGTGATCTATTTGCTGATGTCAAATCCGACAACTCTAGCGCGCCTGTTGACGCAGTCAGCGTCGTATCCATGCGCTGATCAACCGCGAGCGTATAACCTGCGCTGCTAAATCCTGCGATGTTTGCGTTAGCAGCAGATTCAAGCGTCGAAGTTGTCGGCCTGTACGCTGTCGCCACTGAGCCGGCCTCGATCTGTGCGCCCCAGAAGTACACGTTGTCTGAAAGCACATCTGCGCCTGATCCAGCAAAGCCGACAAAGGCAGACAGTGTATCTCCGACGCTGATACCAGTGCTTTGTGTGTACTTGCAGCGGAACCATCCGCCCCCTTCATTTGTTACAGTCCAGCCTGCTCCAGTTATAGCGCCCGTGGCGAACGTCAGAACTCCTTGCGTAAAATTTGTAGCTGTTGTGGAATTGCGGAGAATTAGCGGGCAAGTCGCCTTGTTCCCCTGTTTCACATAAACGCTATACGTTACTGTTCCGGCGGGTGCTTTGATTGAGTTGTTGAAGAACGTGACCACGCCTGACGCAGTAGCCGTAACTAATTGTGCTGTTGCGGTACCATCAGGTGCCGCTCCTGAAGTAGTTACAGACGAATTACCGCGAGTCCAGTTTGCAGTGCTGCCACCCTGCGAGTCTTTGACGTTGTTAATCCACAGCGGGGCAGTCAAAACATCAGCGGAACGGCTGGCTGTTGATCCTGTGGTGGCGATGTAACTTGTAGCGCGCAGGCCGGTTTCGACTTGGATTCCGGTGATGCGGAATGTGCGTGCTGATTGTCCTACATATTTGATAATTCCATTTGCCAGCAACGCAGTTGCTGTCGCTGTTGAGCTGCCGGAAATTCGATAAACATTACTACCGATCAATCTAGTCAATGTCGGTGACGCTATATTATTTGCTGCAATAATGCAGAAGTCACCAGTCGTAATAGATGATCCAATAACCGGGGCACCGCCATCATCCATTATGATGAATAACGAAACACTATAAACAGTTCCGGTTGTCATCGACACTGATTTAGTCGCACGTCGCTGAACAGAGTTGTTACCGAATGCAATACCATTTGTAAAACCGAGTGGAACAGCCGTCCCGTCTGCAACTTGATCTGTCGTGTTATACGTCGAAGCATTACCATCACTATTCGTCGCAAGATTCGTAGCGGCAGGCTCAGGAACGTAGCCATAGGTTGCAGCAACTGGATCGTAGCTAGTGCCAAACTGGTTTGCAGACAGAGATACAAGCGCACCGTTTTGCACGACATTTTTCGCACTGTTGCGTGTGTATGTAGCGTTCAGTGTGGTCAGGATTGCAGGCAACGCAGTCAAAGGTGCGCCGTTGTTCCGGAAATCAAAATCACCGACGACCATCGCCGCACGGAGTTTCGATAATGTTAGCGCTGCATCCATTACACTTGCCGCCCTGTTGGGTATAGGGAAATTGAGCCGTCTGATTTCTTACGCACAAGCACCATTTCAGTAGAACCTGCAAGGGTATCAGCAACCCACGCAATGCCGCCTGCTGTCTTAGCGTCTGAAGGTCTGGCGACAGTATATGTAGTAGGATTGCCCTGAATGAAAACCACCTCTTTTTCCAAAAACAAATTACTTGGAACAGTCCCTGAACATGTCCATGTTGTAATGTTTTCTGACAATGTAACCTCAAAACGCGTGAACGGAGACATCATATCAAGCGTCAATGTACCACTGGAGCTGGAAAGCGTTGTTGTTTTATTGCCGACCAATGTCCACGCAGCTCCAGCAATCACCACTTCACGGTTGAGATCCGTAGCAAACGCTTTTGCTCCTTCCGGATATGTCGCGGCGGCATAGTTGGACAATATATTTGCCCAAGTATCAATAGTAAGATAGCCGCCGCCTACGCGATCCCAGATATTTGTTCCTGGCGTTGAAGTACCACTGACAACGAATTCCCCCCCATTTGCATCAGGCTTATCGGTGAACCATGCCGTCGTTCCTGTTTGCAGCGATGATGGATCTGGCGCGCTAGAGTATGTCCCGCTATAGAAATATAGCGCACTTGGTGTACCGTTTTTGAAAAATGGTCTATCCACTGTCATTGCCTCATTGATCGGTAAAATACTGGCCTGTCATTATAATCAGGCTAGAATCAGTCAGGTTTGAACGTTTCAGCAGCGTCGTAGATGCTGTCGCTGTGTATTTGCTATCGTACACTTGCAGGATCGTTCCTGCATGATAGCCAACAATCGTGCCTTGTATAGCATTTAGATCAGAATACGTCGTGCAAACTGCTGCGCCCCTGTCTGCTCCCTGTCCCTTTGTCGTCAGCGCAAAAGGAAAATTACTAAACGTTAAATCATCACCAGCAGCGCCGCTTCCCTTATTTGTAAAATATACCTGCAGCGAATAAGTGACAAGATTTCCGGTTTTTACATACACCCCACTCGATGTATACGCTACTGCAGTATTGTCAGTAAACAATACAGAAGGCGTCCATTCAGTAGCAGCACCATCACCAGTTGTTGACGAGTCGCCAGTGCAATAAATCAGCTCCGCAGCTGTTGCGCTGTTTGCTGTTCCTGCGATTTGTCCTGCTGATTCTTTGTACAATTCGACAGACAAGAAACGAGACGACGTTACACCAGCGCCATCAGTCAGAATTGTTCGGTTGCTTGCGCTTGTAGCCGCTGTCTCATTGGTAATCTTTCCGCCCTTCCATTCGTTTGATGATGACGTTCCTGTGATATACAGCGCATTTACGTCTGTTGTGTCAATTAGCTCGTCGGTTGCTTTCAGGCCAACAACATCATCAACGGTGAATTTATCCGTCATTACAAACGTGTTTCCATGCATCACAACGTCATTAGCTCCAACAATTGACGCGCCGCCATTTGATACGCGAGTTGCGCAGATATTCCCGATGAATTTGTTGCTGTCGTTTCCTGTTCCGGTATGCGTGATAACATTGCAATCACGCACATAGTCACGGAAAGTATTACCCATAAAAACGCTGTTTTGGCACCCCGCAATCGTTAATCCGGAAGTATAATTGTCATCTAGCGTGTTATTTACTACGGACAGACCGTTTCCACCTGCACCACATTTGATACCTGTCCCATCTACTAAAGCAAGCCCTGTTCCCCTGATGATATTGTCCTGAATTAGGCAGTCATCGTAGGACGTTCCCGATAAGGAAATACCATATCCCCCTAAATCTTGGAAAGTGCAATCAGCAATCTCTAAGCGGTTGACTACAGACGTTCCTTTGACAGCTATTCCGCCACTTTTGCAATCAGGCGCTTCAAATATACAGTTTTCAAAAATTGAATCATCAATCGTGCAATCTGCGCCAATAACTAACGCATCAGACGCTAGCCCGGTATTTACCAGCGAGCGGAATTTTATGTTTTGAAACTTCACATTTTGAATGCTAACAATCTGCAAAAGCTCAGTCAGCGTTGCCGACGATATAACAGTTCCACCATATACACCACACACAGTAAGATTGCTGCAATCCAATGACAGCATAGTGTCAATGTTATAAATTCCAGTCGGTAAAAAAATGTAATTCCCGTCAGTGAAAGCCGCATTGAATGCATCCCCTTGGTCGCCTGTCCCGTCGTTCAGTATGCCAAGATCATCTACAGCATTCTGTACACCTGACGCTTGGTTAAGATCGGCATTGCTAGGCTTGCTATAGATCAGAACATTGTTTTTATCTTTGACGGTTATCGAATACATCCCATCGACAAACACGTTAGTCACTGCCCCATTGCGAACCATAAACCCGCCACTCGTTCTAACAGGCTGTGCTATAGGAGTGTTGCCATTGACATCTGCAAAAATATCAACAGGGCTTGTTTCTGGATTCTGGTTTTCAATGCCAAAATAGATTTTCCCATCTTCCAGAGGCGTGCCGTCTTTCTCAAAAAACAGCGTATACGGCGACAATACTGGTCTCATTGATTCTCTGCCTCTGGTTGTAACGCTGAAAGGATAAACGCCTCACGCGCCCCGTTATTGTTCGGGATTTTGATCGTAGATGCAAACTTTCTGAATTGCTCAGATCTGGATATTTTCTGCACTATTTCTGCAGGTACTTCACTGCCATCTGCCTCTGCCTTCAATGCCGCTTTCGCCAAGTCAGCAAACTCTGCCGACGTGATAACTGCGTTAAATTTGGCCAGCTTTTGCTCGGGCGCTTCTTGCAGGAAATTCAGCGCTTTGTCGCCAAATGGGATATACATGGATGCGGCCTTGGTCGCTTTTCCTGTAACCTCTCCAGCCATCATTTTATCCAGCACATTGTTCAATCCGATATTCTCGACTACGCCCTGTAATCCTATCCCAGTATGCTTGATTGCAGTGTTCATTTTGTTGACGCGCTTTGACAGCACATAAAGCGCTCTCAGCCCTTCACGCTGATCCTTGGACATATCCTTCATGACAGCTTTGGCAATTTCTGGATGCTGCATTATCCCGCTGTATAGCGTTTCGTATTTCTCAAAACTGACGCCTGTGTTTTTTGCGTTACGCGTATTGTGCAGGATTGCAGACATTAACGTTTTGGCACGCATGTCATCTGGAATGGTTGCGATGATGCCGTTCAGCTTGGTTATATCGGCTTTCTTCGCCCCGCTGTTCAGTGCTTCTGACAGCTTGCTTGCAATACTTCCAGATCCTTCGCGGCCATACGCGCTAACAATACGACGCTCTAACAGCTTTCGCGTTTGTGTCATGCGGTTGGCGCGTGACAGGTCTGCACGCAATTCAGCACCTCCAATGCGCTCAACATTGTCAGCCTCGTCCTGTGCGACAGCTTTATAAATCTGACGCAACAGGCGCAATTCGGTATTGCCAAAAGGCTCTTTTAATCCTTTTGTCTCGATCTGCTGTCCCAGCTTTGATTTTATTTGCTTCAACGCAGCGTATGATGTTTCTGGATTTGTTGCAGAGTCCAACAGCTTTATCAGCGATGCATCCGCTTCTGCTCCAAGATTATCAACAGCATCATTTACAACTTGCGCCGTGCGCTCCATTGTGACATTGGTTGGTGGTGGCATTGCCTGCTGTATTTTTCCGTGTAGCTCACTCTCTGCCTCCTTTATGCCTGCCCGCGTGCCTTTCAGTGACCGCAGCACGTCATCCGATGCCGTTGCAAGCGAAGGTGCTGCATCCAGTTTTTGCAATGCATTCTCAGCAGCGGCCATTGCATCAGCATGCTTTACATCCCATTCAATGCGCGGCGCACTTGTGATATTTGACCGCGCCAGTCCTGCAGCATTTCGAAGCAATGGATCATCTACAAAAGCATCCAGCGGCAAATCAATGCCCATCTTTTCAGCAGCGCGCATAGCCTCTGCATCATATTGCGCTCGGCTTGTCCATTCTCTCAATGCGGCAGCACTATTCTGTCCGCCAGATTTTATAGTTTTTGCCAAATCTGCAAACGACGTTTTCCTGCCTTCTGCTACATCAGCAGCGGCATGCGATCCAATCGGAGCGGAAACCTGCATTTGTACCGGCTCAAATTGCGGCACAGGTGGACGCACATTATCTGCCTGTTGTGCTACATCCTCTACAGCATTTTCAACAGCGGCAGCGGCAGGAGAGCCACCACGCAATGCCTGCCATCCAGACTTGACAGCCTGCCCAGCCAGCGGAAGTGCGCCACCAATGGCGCCGCCAACCAATGCGCCTTTGACAAGATCAGGAGCCGCCTCGCCGGTCTGTGCCTGTGTTGCGCCGTAAACACCACCTTGAGCAGCGCCAATGCCAGCACCGAGTGCCGCCCTGCCTGCCAATGTCTCAGCCTGCGGCAGTACAGACGCGCCGCCTGTGATAACAGCGGGGGCTAGACCTCCTGCGATTTCAGTGCCATACGCAAGCGCCGGATTTTCTCGCCTGAATTGATCTCGCTGTGCAGATACCGCATCTTTGATGTCTACATATGCTTCCGGAAAACTAACGTCAGACGTTGCAGCAGCAGCGCCAGCGGCCAGTGCCGAACCATAAACATCAGACAGGCCCATCGTCGCGCCACGGCCAAACGAGCGCACGCTTTCGATAGTCTTGTTTGATTGGTTTGTGTCAATACTGCCATAGCCGTCTGGCATCCTGACTTTTCCTTCTTTTACGTCAGACTCAAGATCAAATTTTTCCTGATCTGTCATCTTGCCCTGCACATAGGCATCAGCAATTTCCGTCGGCAATACGGGGGCACTGTTATCGACGGCGGATACGATGCCTAATTTTGCACCTGGCGGAAGATCTATCTTTCCGGCTTTTACATCAGCCTCAAAATCATTGGCCTCCTGTCTTGTCATCTTCCCGTTTTTATAAGCTGTAAAAATGTTGGAAACATCGCCAAAGCTCGACTGCTCTTTTGTTTTCGCATCCGGCAACCGACCACCAATATTTGGCGCACTGGACCGCATATCTGACAGTCCGCGCAACACATTCATAACATATTTATTTGTTTTCGACTTCCAGTTTGACCGATCAACGCCGCCGTGATATTCGGCAACAGCTAACGCAGTCTTTCCGCCATTTCTATCAAGTGACTCTTTCAACAGATATGCTGCACCAAGCGCGGCATTCTCAGGTGATAAATATGGATCTATGCCGTATTTCTTTTCAATCAGCTTTGCTGTAGGTGGCGTGATCTGGTAAACAGTGCGCGCACCTTTCTCCGATACTTGGTCAGTGTTTGATTTCTCGCCGTGGTTAACGATTGCCTGCAACAGCCCTTCAGGTATGCCGACCTTTTTTTCGGCACTTGCTGATAGCTGTGTCCATTCAGGCGCGTCGTAGTTTTTTGGCATGTCAGCCATTAGCGGTGCCTGTAGTATGATCTGCCAGATATGTAGTCGTCGACTGACCGTGATTTTCTTGCAGCAGGCGCCAGATATTTATCAACATAATCATTAAACGATGTCCCAGCCGGAACAGCTATGCCGTCAATCATAACATCGTCTTTTGCCTTGCCCAAATGTCCCACATCCGATACCCACTTGGCTTTTGCATTGTCAATCTCAGCATTTGCTGCCTGAATCTTTGCAGCAGCGCGCAGATAGTTTGCCAATTCTTCAATGGATGCATTTTCAGGCGGCGCGCCTTTCTGTGCTGTTTCAATGTCTCGATCAGATGTAGTGCCTGACGATACCTTTTTGTAATTGGCAAGCATTGCGGGCGTGATAATCCCTGCCGCTTCATTCCGCATTCGTGTGATTTCATCTCGCAGACCGAAAGACTTTTTAGCAACTTCCGCAACAGTTGAAAAGCCACCGGCTGTATTGAATAGATCCTGGTTATTCCTATCCTGCAATCGTCTGGCCAAATCCAGCATTTTGGCAGCGGATCCTTTGCCTGTGATGTAGTTTGACGCCGATTCGTTTATCAGCTTTTCAGCTTCGCCTGAAATCTTGGCATCTGTGCGTGCTTTACCGCGCAGTTCTGCCATTTTTGCATCGTAGTCAGCTTTTGCTTTTTCAGCATCCAGTCCAAGACGCGCTGCGCTTTCGTCCATGTCAGCATATATTTTGTCAGTGTCGGCGTATGTTTTGCCGATATTTGCTGACTTTTCAGCTTCCAAGAAATTAGCCTCGACTTCTTTCTTTTTCGTCTCGAATGGTTGCTGTTCTGCCATGCCGCGAGACTCTACGACGTTCTTGTATTTATCTGCACCCATCAATGCGGCAGCAGCAGACGACGTTTGCAGGCGGCCAACATTAGGATCAATCTCTATAATCTTTGCAGTTGTCTCAGCGCCGCGCGCTTTATCTTCTTGACCGCTGTTTCGGTATGCCTCAGCCTGACGCTTCAGCAGCGCCGTAGCAATGTCGGGACGGCCAGACTGCATAGCCGCATCAACTTCTAGCACATGGCTAGTCAGCGAGTCTTTTTGCGCGACTGACAGCATTTCAAAGCTCTTTTGGATTGGCTCCAAGTGTTGCGGATAGCGCAACATGACAGCGGCATAATCTTTGCCTGTCGCATTTGGATTATTCGCAAGATTGGAAAAGTCAGCCGCCATCTGTGCCTGATACTGCCTTTGCTGTTCCAATGCTTTCTGCTGCTCAACCGGCGCAAGTTGCATCTTCGCCATTGCATCGCCTTGCGATATGCCGCGAAAGATTGCGTCAGGCATGTTTGTCTGTTGGATATAAAACGGGTTATCCATCGTTATTGCCCCAAGTCGTATGTCATGCCGCTATTAGGATCCACAACAGCAAACCCGCTGCCGCCATTACGGTAGTAATTCAGATCGGCCTGCGTTTGTGGAGACTGCAACCAGTTCTGCTGCCCTTTGTACTGGCCAAACAACTGACCAAGCTGACCAAATAAATCCGCACCAGTCTGACCTTGAGCCATTATGCCCTGCGCCTGTATCTGACCATTCTGGCCAATCAGGTTGCCAATGCTGCTGCCATATTGCGACATGCCTGAGCCGGTATTGACAGCCGCATTCTGGCCTCGTGCCGCAAGTCCTGCCAGTTTGTTGTATTGGTTTTCGATTGTCTGCGCCAACATTGCAGGCCTGAATTGTGCAAGCGCGCCTTGTGTATTGCCACCACGCAAGCCGCCTGTAGCTGATGCATTTTGCAGTATGGCATTTTCGCCATTCTGGACGAGCGACGTAAAGTAAGGCGACTGTTCCAGCGCTGAAATAGCTGCCTGCTGTTTGTCTGCCCCATTGATTCCGAGTAAGTCAGTCTCGCCACCGAGCGCTGCCTTTCCCGCTTTGCGGTACGGCTTCAGCATGTTCATGATCTGCTGCATCTGTTGCATTTGCTGCAATTGCGCTTGTCTGTTAGCGCTACTTGCGGCATCCGATGCATTAGATGATGCGTTGCTTGATATTAAAGATGATCCTATTGAGCCAACTACAGTACCACCTGCTACCCAGTAGCTCATACAATCAACCCCTTCAGTTCTTCGTAGCTAATCTTGTCAAGATCGGAATAGTCTGCAACTGTCACCATGCTTTCTACAACGTCAGCATCAGTTTCCACGGTTGCATGATACGTCGTCCACGTTGTGTCTGTTTCCGCCAAAACTACCCGTTTTGTTCCGGCAGGGCTTATAAACTGACAAGGCGCGCAATACGTTTCACGTCCACCTTGCTCGGTAAATACATGCACAATACCTGAGCTGATATTGTTAATATGCGCATACTTGTGAATTTTCCCAACAATAAGCGAACCGGCAGGCATAAAAAACTCACGCGCATATATCCCCTCGCAAAATATATCCCGCCGTGAGCTGCTATCTTTTTGCATGTCTCCATTGCTGACGAGTTCTTCTATTGCCTTTTGTGTGGCAATAATCAAAGTTCTGGCCTCAATGTTTGAATTTGCTAATTCCATCACGGCATACCTATGAATAATTTGATCGCAACAATATCTGCCTGAATTGCAGCAATCTGATCTGCCTGCGCGTTGCTGTTTGCTATCAATTGCTCAAACGCAGTAACGCTATCAAAATCAGGCAAAAACTGTGCAAGTTGCTGCCTTGTAAGTGTGATTTTATCAGACATTCAATGCCTCCAACTGCGCCTCTAGCGTAGTGATTGCAAAATGAGCGTCTGACATGCCGCCAAATCGCTGTATCCGCTGGCTTTGCATCATGCCGTTACGCATCCATGTAACACGCTGATCACGACGACCTCGAATACCCGCGCTACGGTACTGCCGGTTACTCCACGTCATGCCGTCAGTGGAATAGTCAGACCACACAGAGCTATCAGCGGACAATTTAGACCTTCCGGGCAATCCAACAAGCTCAAGGCTATGAAAGATTGCGCCGTTCGTGTTGTTGTACGCTATTTTCGTGCTGAAATCCCACGACACCGCATCGCCGTACTGATCTGAATGCGCGTCAGATAGCTTGCCGATCTTTTGTGATAGTGGATCACCGCAGTACCATCCATCGTAAACCCGCACAAAGCCACGCGCACGGTATTTGCCAAGCTCACCAGTACCACTTGTCAGCTTGTACCAGATTGGCTCCTGAGCCATCTTTGACGCTGATGCATCATAGACATAAGTTACAGTCGGCAAATGGATATAAGCAAACCCATGATCGTCAACAATGCGCGATTCCACAACAATTCCGGACAATTGCGCTTCCGTGTAATCGTTCAATACCTTGTCAATTTCACGCGTTGAAATCTTTGCAGCAGACCCAATGCCAGCCGCCCAGACCGCTACTGTCTCATTGCGACCACCGCCAACCATGATGATAGTGTCAGATAACACACATGCCGCACGTTGCCCAACGCAACCCTTGGTAATCTGCGCGCCTGAGATTCGCTGGAACGGAAACAGATCGCCGCCAATGTTACGGAAAAATTCAGTCGTGTATCGGTTAATTGCAGCAGGCTCGTTCCTGACCTTTAACAGTCTTTCAACCGGATCTGGATCTATTTCAGAGCTGCCATATTTGAGCGGATTAACAGCCATCGGATCGTTTAATTCCGTGACAATCAGATACTCGCCATCCGTTGTCATGAAATAGCCGTCAACCCATATTTGATCATGAACAACACCCAAATCAGGATCGGTTACCTGTTCAAACGTCGCGCCATCGTAGTAATAAAGATTGCCGCCGCCACAGATAGATAACCTGTCGAAACTGTAATCAAACACGCACCAATCAGCGCCTGATACATCGCCCAACACAGTCACGACATTAGAAGCGGATATTTTTACAAGATGCCTGCCAGATACGCGGTAATGCTCATTCCGCCAGTTGATGCCTCCGCGATCCATGCCGGTTGACATGGCCACCCGATCAATTCCAGGTGCAGGCCGGATATACGCGCCCGTTATCCCGTTGTCCTGAATTACCGGCACCATGTTGCGCGGATACGAAACCCGATAATCACCATTCTGGTCAGTGTAAACACCGCTCAGGATCGGGATTTTCATGCTTCAGATTCCGTTGCCGGTCATCACAGAAAGCGTTGTTGTCGTAGCGCAATAATACGATAGCCGATCATGCGATTGTGATTTGGTGACAATGCAAATATCGCCCGCTGGGATTTTCAAATGCGTCGTGCCTGCCGTCACCGCAGTGCCAAGACTGTCATAAGCGACAACGTAGGCAGCAGCAGCGCCATCATTGATAATACGCATCTGTGCGTCTGATTTGTTGATCGTGATAGCAGCGGGCGTGCTAGTTGCCGTCACGTTCTGGTTGCTGCCATAGCTAGGCGCAAAAGGAATCATGCTACATACCCCTTAAAATAAGAAACGACGTACCAGATTTTGCCGATAGAGTCATATTGGAATTCAACAACACTGCCTTTGTTTAACGTCAATGCGTCATTGTTCTGCATGTATATGGTTGCGCCTGTAGATGCAACAGAAACAGCGCCAGTATTAAACCCATAGATTGAAATCTTTACTTTTACTCCGTGCGCCGCATTGTTTGCAGATGGAAGAACGATTGCACCAGCATCAGATTCTGCTGAAATCGTCAAAATCAGCCATGTGTCTGTTGTAGTGCTGTCAATTGATACGGTAAAGCCATCGACGACACTTTCGTATTGCGTCGCAAATGACGCAGAGCTTGTGCCGTTAATGTCTGCAATCTCGGCTGCAAGCGCCGTAACTGACATTTTCGCAGCGTCGCCATTGTTGCTACTGTAAAACGGTATCAGGTCGCCAGCAGAGACTGTGCGCGTTGGTAACTGGTTAATTTGTGGCATCAGGTAAAGTCCTCGCCCAGGTTTTCATTGCCGTCATACTGTAAATTTCCGTCGTATCCGGTTGTGATTGGATCGTCAGAAACTCTGAAGAAGTTTTGTGTCAGTCGCTTATTACCAGCACCAGCAACAACAAGTCCTTGTTGAACCGGGATTATTTCTGCGTTTTTAGACAGCATTGCAAGATACGCTTGCTTTGCCGATACGCGTGCGTCAGGGTTAATGACTTTGCCGTACATTGGCGCAAGTCTTAAGCCAAGATTGGTAAATATTGCCTCGTTTGCCATATCCGGCACATTCGTCGCGGCATCAATATCAGCATACGATGGGTTATCAGACATTGGATAGCCAAGGCGTATACCCTGAGCGTTCCACGTTGCTACCATCGCATCCAGCCTATTGACCGCGCTTTGCAAATCTTCCGGCTGTAAGTCAAAGACATACTGAGCCAGTCCGATTTCCTCAAACGCCGCAACAACAAACTGACGCTTCGACCATCCCATTATTCAGCGGCCTTTTTCTTGCGTGCTGGCTTTGCTACCAGATCATCAGTGCGGATGCCTGAAACCGCATCATCGTAGCTATCGAACCATCCAGCATCTAACATTGCAGAACGCTCGCCAGCATTGCCGACTGCTTTTGCCTCTACGCCATCACCGCATAACTGATAAACAAAACGCGGATACATCAGCATCCCTTACCTTTTCCGCCTTTCTTTGTTCCTTTTTTCACTGGCTTTTTCATGAAAATACCTCAAAAGTTGCGCCATCCTTGGCAGTTTAATTACGCGATACGGTAAGTTACAAACGTATTTGCAGCGGTTTTTCGAGTGCGCCACATTGCACTATTGCCGTAAATTCCACCAGTAGTAGAGTGCGCTGATTGCACAATCGGATTGCCAACAATCGTGTGATCAGTTCCGGCTGTCAGTGTGATTGTGTCAACAGCAGCGGCAGAAAGATTCAACAGCGACCAGTTGAAGCTATCACCAACTGCCATATCACTTGCAGCGTCCAAAAGCGTACCTGTTGGCAGAGTGTATGCCGCCGTTGCGCCTGCTGAATGCGTGCCAGTGATAATGCCTGACAGGATGCCTGCAACAGTAATAGTTGCCGCAGTGGTCATAGCAGTAGGATCGCCCTGATAACCAAAGTCGCGCATTTCTGTGATGTTTGCAGCAGTGCCTACCGCATACAAAACAGGCGCGGCACCCGCATCAATACGGACAGTGCCAGCGGCAGAAAATGCCGAAGTCACAACCACGCTGTTATTGGTTGAACCCAACAGCGACCACGAATCAGGATAATTCGGGCAGCTGACTTTTTGATAGATTTGTGCAACGCCACGGCTATAAACCGCAACCTTATCACTGGCCGCAACTGTAACTTCGGCGCTGCCCATTGGATAAACTGTAGATGATGACATGTTCTTACCTCTAAAGAGTTGGGGGCATTTCTGCCCCCGTTAGATCAAGACTGGCTGAACAACATGATGCCAGCCATCTCGGGCTGAACCATTGCAACACCAAACAAAGTGTCAATCCTGAACTTGGTTTTCATGGTGTTGATGTCATACCATTTCTGCATAACAAGCTCGATGCCCTGATCGGTAGACGCACGCATCACAGCGGCACCAGCATCGGCAGGAACAGCATAGCGACCTGGCAGCAACTCGATTGCATCTTTTTGCCAGAAAGCATTTACAGATGCAGTTGCAGTATTCAAGAACGTAATAGCAGCGTTGCTTGCGGTAGCGCTGAAAGTCACGTTTTGATACTCGGCTTCTGCATCCGTAGCGCCTTGGTTGCTGATGATTGGAGGGCTGATTACCAGTGTTGTGCTGGATGGCACAGAAATCACGCGGAAAGTTTTAAGCTGACCGGTGCTTGACTTGGTGATGTGATGCACTGCGTAGCAATTCGCAATCGTGAAACAATCGCCAGCGGCCACGGAAGTGGTAGAGCTGATTGTGATAGTTTGATAGCGGTTGTCTACGTTGCTGACTTCTCCGGTTGCAGCAGTACTGGTGGCTTTTGGCGTGTAGTAGTTTGACGCAGAGCTACGGGTATCAATAGTCAGCGACCCACCGCCAGCAGCAGCAGTCAGACGGTTAGCGTAGTCAAGCTTGTATGTATCAAAGCCTGCCACCATTCCAACAGTTGACCGCTCGTAAGCATTGCTGGACTTGTTGCCAGTGAACGAGCGAGTTGACGCGGCCAAGTTGCTTGCCATGCCATTATAGTCGCGGGTAGACAGTGCCAAGTAGCGATCCCAAGACGGCACGCCCTGCTCGTTCATCAACGCATCACACTGTGCAACATCGTCATAACCTGCAGCAGCAGTAGTGCGCTTGACTACCAGAGTGCCTTGGTTAGCAGCAATGTTCATAACAGCTACGTTGATGTCAGAGGCCAGTTTTTGCTTGGCAGCATTGCCAAGACGGTTTTCTTGCAGCGCATCACGCAATTCCGTAGCGCTCATAGTCCACGGCACGGATTTGCTGTAGCCAAGCGTCGCAGGAACCGCAAGTTGGGTGTAGTCCTTGAAGTTGCTAGTCATATCAGTACCGCTGAATGACTGTGCAATGTAAGGCTGTGGACGCCAGATAGTGTTGCCTGTGCGCTCCATCGTCACATCATCTGTACGATAGGTGTTGACGTTTTTTGACAGGACGAGTTGATCCTCAAAACCTTCGAGAATCTGATCAAACGCTACGCGTTCTTCTTTGCTGAATGAATTGGACATAATAAAACCCCTAAACAAATGAGAGAAATGGCATGATTGCCGGTTAATCTCATCCGTTTAGGGGCTGGATGGCAGGCCGTGTGTCTGCATTTTTCGGGATTGCGAATCCCATATACAAGCCATTATCACCAATGGCGATTACTTGTCAACTATTGGCCTTTTTCAGTGTGCGCTTGTACGCGATAATCTTTGATCGGTCGCCCGTTCTGTCTGCCTCTCTCTCTAACGCCTCCAGGTGCTTGTCGGACGATGTAATAGGTGCGCTGGCTGATACCGTACGCTCCGGGGATGTTGCTGGCTTGCGTGTTGTCACTTTCAATTTCTCCCGCTCTATGGTCTGGATTTCAAGTGCAAATTTGATGGGGTCTGTGATAGCTGCCAGCCTTGCAAGCTCTTTGTCATTGCGCCCGACGGCGTAAATCAGCAGCTCTGGCTTGTCGCAATAGTTGACGATTATCCCCTGCTGCGTCTTGCTCAGTGTCGAAACAACGGCAGATTCGGCATCATCAAAATCCTCAACCTTAAGCGCCGTTTTCTTCTGATTGTACGCCATCAGCCGCTCGTTAAATGTCCTGTCTGCCTCTTCGCGTTTTGCGCGTTCAGCTGCCTCTGCTGCCTCTGCTGCCTTCTTTTTATCTGTCCACTCTAACAGCCGTTGCGCATAAACTTCCTCGTCAAAGTCTATTCCATCATCAGACAATGACGGACGCTTGCCGATTTCCTCTGCAACCTGTTGCGTTTCCTTTTCCGCAAGTTTGCGCTTGTATTCCCGCAACTCGCGCTCCTGTTCCTTGGTTTTCTTCCGTAAATCCTTAACCCATTGCGGCGCGGTCTTTTCATCGACTTCTTCCGCTCCTTCTTCGACAACTTCTTCGCCAATAGTTACAACTAATGCGCCATCGTCCTCTGCGGTCTCTCCTTCCTGACCTTCAACAACTTCATCAACTACCGCGCCTTCTTCGGTTCCTTCAATCTGCATATTCATCACCTTGCTGCTCGGCCATCGGTTGCGGCTGGCCGGATGCCGCTACACTGCCGACTTGCTCTAAAGCATCGACGTAGTGATCCTGTAAATCCATTTGCGTCTGGGCTATGGTCTTGGCTGTTTCTGCCTTGACCTGCTCAGTCTTGGCAACGTCAAGTTGCGCTGCCGTCTGTGATTTCATCGCATCTGCCTGTGCCTTTTCTGCCGATGCCTTCAAAAATACATCGTTAGGATTAGGCTGTTGATTCTGCGCGCTTGCCTGCATTTCCTGCTGTTCTTCTTTCGACGGTGGGACAACTCCCAAAGTAACCAACTTGCGCCTGAACCACTTTCGTACATCGCCCATTCCTTCGCCTTCCATGTTGTACATGGCCAGCGCCGACAGGATTGTTTGCGTTTCTTGGTCTTGCGTCATGCCCATCATTTGCGTTAGTGATCGGACGGTGGCTTGACGCTTGGATGACGACGACGGGCCAACCTCTATGAACACTTCCATCTTGGAGTTGGAAATATCGTTTTCGTATTCAATGACTCCCGTTTCTTCATTGACCACTGGCCGCATAATTTCTATCTGTCCGGCCTCGCCTTGGTCATTGATTGTTTTCATCTTCCGGCCTTCTTCTACCAACAACTCACGCGCCATGCCGTACCATATTTCAGCGCTACGCTTGATTGCTTTTGCAAAGTTGCTGATATAAATGTAGGCCTGCATATCAATGCGCGCCTGTTGCAACTCTATCGACACCCCCGACTGGTTCGGCATGATCTGGTTCATGCTCTCAGGGTTTCCAAGAATGTCCTGCATGTCCTTTTCGGTTATTTGCAACAGTGCTGCCATAGCAGGCGGTATCTGTGGCGACCTTGTGTAAGCCGCCGGGCCTACTGCTGTAGGATTGCCCATTGCATCCGTCACTGCGTTAATCAACAAATATGGATATTGGTCGATATTGTCACGCGACCACATAACGCCATGTCCTGCAATCTGCTCCGGCGTTAGTATTGGCTTTTCAACTGACGACAATGCGCTGATTTCTGCCAGCTTGGTTAGTTGCATATTTTTCAAGCGCTGTGAATCTTTTGCTTCGCGTATCTTGCCCTTGCAGCGCTCCACGTTGTCAATAATCATGCGCTGCCCGTATACAGGCACAACGGGAATCGAGTCGCCAGGAATAATTCCGCAATCCTCTAAAACACCGCCACCGCTCACAATGTATTTATGCACGCGCTTTGTTTTGATTTTCTTTTGCCGCGATTCAATGTACCCAGTCGCTTGCAACTGATCGCGCAAAGCGCCTTCGTCGTCGTCAAGCTCCTCATCAGTATACCTGACTTCTTTCCCGTCAAGTCCTCGGAAAATATGGATGACAGTTTTCTTTATCTCGATTACATAATACTCAGCGACGTAGACAACGCGATCCGGAACATACCAGTCGAATTGCAACCTCTGGATTTCTTTCGGCCAGCTTGCAGGGTCGTCATTCCATTCGGCTTTGTATGCATCTGGCGACATCGGGTTAAGCACCCACGCACTCGTTGCATCAGACTTGTCCTGTCGTTTTGCGCCTACGTCAAAAAACACCCTGCTGTCTGCATCGCTGATTGGCTCAAATGCAATACGCTGCAAATCGTTTTCTTCGTCAAGCTCGTCTTCGTAAACAGCGCGCAACCGCCACGCACCAAAACCGCCCGTCACGGCCTCATCGAACGCAGTATCGTATGCCTCCTGTGCTACGCTATCATGCTCGTCAGCGCGGTATAGCCCGTTGCACGTCTCTGACATGGCGTCATTTTCTGACCCATCTCGTGGTATGAAATTAGCGTCTATGCGGTTGTTGCGGTATTCGTTTTGAACCTTGACGACGGCCATCGAGCATTTATTGACCTCGATCATTGGCCTGTTTTTGTACTGTTCGGCTAGTGCGCCCTCCCACTGAGCGCCCGGGATGTTAGCAAACCGCCTATCTCCAAGGCATTGCATGCGGTCATCGTATACCGCGTCCTGCGCTGCCCTGAATCCGTCCATGCAGTCATCGTACACGCGGCGCCATTTCTCGTCTTTTGTCAATGCCATATCATTCACGCAATTGTGGGATGTACTTGCCGCGCATTATTGCACGGTTGCCGAATATGTGCTATCGCCAGCTATGAGCAACTGGCAGTATATTGATTTCTGGCTTTCTGACTGCCTGAGCGCGGCGCACCCCTTCGCAGGCATAGCGCAATGCATCAATGATATGATTGTCCTTATCTTCCAGCACTGGTAAAACTCGTCTAGTGTCCTTGTCTACCTTGTAGCTGTACTCTGTCAGCTCGTCAATAGTGTGCTTGCAGCGAGGATGGACGATGATTTCAAACGATTGCAGCCACTCAATGCCTTCTTCCAGACTGCGCGCCCCTTTTACTGCTGGCAAAATTTTCGGGAACCCGTGTTTCCGCAGGTGTGCAATCGTCTCTGGCCGTGCGCTATCTGCCGTCATCGGCCATTTTTCGGCCTCTGGTACGGTCATGAACAGCTCAGGCGTGCGTATAATGTCGCATCCAACCTCGTACGCCTCATAGTCAACGTATAATTTCTGCCCAATTATGTGGCATCGCACAAGCACAGTCGGGTCAATGCTAAATCCCCAGTCTGCGCCCAGTCGGTGAATAGCATCAGCAGGCGCTTCAAATTCTTCTACCCGCCAGTTGCGGAAAACTCGTGCTTCAGAGTCTTGAAGATATTTGCCTTCCCATATCCAAGCGTATCTGCCAGGGTCTATTGTCTTTTGAGCATGCTGCCGCTGTTCTTCAAGTTCAATCGGGAACCAAGGATTATCCCTATAGTTCATCTCGACAATGCATGACCTCGGTGGTGTGTTCTGCCGAAACCGCTTATCAATAGATGACCCAACGGCGCGCGGATTCCAGATAACCCAGATTTCCGACTTTGGTGCGCGTATTGTCGGTTCAAGCGACTCCCAGCTATGCTCTGGCACGTCCTCGCCTTCTTCAACGATACACAGATCAATCTGCGCCATAGACTTTATGCTTGTTATATTGTGCCGCAAACCTTTAAAAATGAACTCTGTGCCGTTCTTGCCGCGCAAGTAGTCAATGCCAACATCATACGCATCAGCAAGCCAAGGCTCTGACGCAATCGCATTCTTCAACTCCGCATGGAATGACTCTTTGATGCTGTCCTGGATGTCTCGCGTGCATAGTATCCGCAACGGCTCGACAAATCCCCATATTGCTGCCATCTTTGCAAAGCTGAATGATTTTGCGCTACCCCTGCCGCCGTATGCACCGCGATACCGCAACTCACCGCGTGCAGGCGCAAATACAGGGACAAGTTTAGGCGGGAGCTTTACTGTCGCTTCCATTTTCCGCAATGATTCTGATGGTCTGGATCATGTTAACTGGCTCGCCGTCTTCGCCTGTTATTTCTACCGCTTTCAGGTCCGGCAGGTACTTAGCAATCAGCTTACATTTGATGTCTGCTGCTATTTTAAGCCGCTGTACCATTGTTGGATCAATGTCAATGGTCTCGTCTGCTATTTTTCGGGCAATTTCAATCACATGCTCAACGTGCTTCCCTTGCGAAAGTTGCTCTCTGAGCGCATCCTGTCTGATGCGTCTATTCTTGTTTTTTGCTGTTGCGCTGTCTTTCATTTGTCGTGCCTCATGGCTGATGCCACGGATCAGGGTATTGGCTTTGGCCTGCGTCCTCTAGTCATGGATCAGTTCCTCTCGCAGTATTGTGTAGTCTTTTGGTGCATTTATCCCTATC